ACGACTTTCTGGAAGTTGGAAGCGTCACCGACAATGCGGATGACCAATCGTTCTAGTTCAGTTTCACTCATTAGACGAATCCTTTAGATCATCTAGCCGTTTACCAAGCCTCGTTGCCCAGGCTGCTTTAGCGAGTTCCGCTTGCGAAGTCTGATCGACAGGTTCTGGTCTACCGAATTTCAAATTGAAGTGTTCCAATTTGATCTCATTCGGTTTTCTGCTGAGCACTCTTCTAACTTCAGCAGCTATCTGCATTAAATAGTGGTCAGAAAGAGACGGATGATTCCATTGTTCGTTTAACCAAGCCTGCCAAGCGAGGTATTGGCGATGGGTCAGAGGACGGGACTCACCAACCAATACCTCACTTAGAGTCTTGTGTAGGGAGTGAGCCAGACGAAACTGCCCGTCTAGCTCTTTGGCCCGTTTTTTGCCAGTTCCTCAATGCTCGGTTTTAGAACTTTGAACAATGGAGCGAGGGTCTTGCTCCCTTTCTCCTCTTGAGACCAGCCGTCTACGAACTTGCAGAAGTCCTCATAGCTGATTGGAGAATCATTGCGGTCCATCGCTGCTTTGAGAGCGACCTTGAGAGGGTCTTCTTCAGTATCGAGGTCACTGATCTGCTTGAGCTTCTCTACCAAAGGACGAACGATACGGCTGGGCCACTGAAGGATGATCTTCAACGGGACACACGCCTTGTCCGCTGGAGAGTAGAGGCAACAAGAAAGCAGAAGAGGGTCTGCATCAGCGATAGAGTCGATTCGGGAAAGAGTCCCTTCACTGTATCGCATACCTTGTGCAAGTTTGTTACGGTATCTTGCGGCTGCATCCTCACTAGCCTCTTGCAAAAGGTACTCATTAGTACCGATCTTGACCGGAATCTTGATAGGTTCTACGGCACTGAAATCAAACTGAGTTTCGCTCACAGTTTCGCTCCAAGGTTAAGAGAAATCGGGAGCATCATGCTCCCTATGTGACCAGCTCCATGCCGGATAGTAAATCACTATTACGTTCCGCTGACAGACGCTAAGGCCGGACCCGCCTCGACACGATTTGTCGGATCGAAGTTCGTCGGCTGGATAGTGACTTGGGCAGTCGGTTGCTCGCCTTCCGTCAACTCATTCGGTTGGAAGACTCGCAGGAACCCATAGAATGCCCAGGTCGATCCGTCTGCAAATCGGACAGTAATAGTTTGCTCTCGATTGAGCTGTGAGAAGATTTGAGTCAATACAGCAGGATCGTAAGCCGCTGTAAAACTTGACTCTGTCATAGTGATCAGAGTACGAGGAGCGAACACACGATAGTTGACATTGTGCATCGTCGTCGTATCAATCGCATCTCCGCCGTCACAGCCGGGAGGAGTGACCGATTTCTCCCAAAGAGAGATATCAGGATCGGCGGAAAAGGTGATCAGGGATTGGTAGCCGTTCTTGAGGAACAGTCCACCAGGGGTCTGTCGAGCGGTCGGGGAAGGATTAGCCATAAATCATCTCCTTTGGGTTAGTTCTGGTGGACTGTCACCAGCAGGTTTAACGTAAAGTTTTTTCGCTTACTTGTCGGAGATTCAGAGCCGAGTTTGGCAATATCTCCACTTCTATCCACACAGGTTACTGTGTACGTTGTTGAGTCAATTCTCACAGTCGAAAGTTTGACGTTTTTGTCCATCGCTTCTGCAATCGCATTGATCTTTGTCCATCCAACTTGGTGGGTAACTCCCCGGACTTTGATCTGCAATCCAGGAAAGGCTACTGCCTCGCCGGAAACCATTATCCGGCCTTGTAGCTTACCTGTTGTATCCGTCAAGGTGATTAGGTTGTCAGGAGAATCTGGAGTATTTGCAATGAAGATCGGCCAGTTACTGGTCGTAGGAGCAATTACTCCTAAACCGAGGTCATGTAGTAATTGTCCTAAGATATCAGCAGGAGAGTGGGTCAATGATCAGCTCATCACTTACCTGCTTTCTTCAAAATCTTCTGTCCTTTGGCATAAGCATCGGCGGAAGCCTGTTCTACATCTTCTTGCTTAGCCGTAAACGCACTCGCTCGCAATGCTCCAGTATCTACAGGCGTCAGCTCTTGTGCCTCTCGTTGTAGCCGTAAACCAGCTTTGAG